GCAAGAGATGCAACATATTTGTCATCTCACACAAGACAGATCAACTCACAGATAAGTTTCAAGAAGTTCTCACGTTCAGTAAGAAAAACAATTTTAGTAGGATCAATCGATGAAAAACTATTTTCTCAGAAGCAGATTTGCAAAAGCATGGCAAGTGGCAGATTCTCTTGCATCTCGCGGTTTGGTTGGTGCTAAAGTCTCTGAAGAAATTCGTGATATGCGAGACATATCGTGTCACGGTTCAGAAACTTTGGGTCTTGCTCCATGTGAAAGTAGATTGGAAAGCAAGAAGCATCCAAATTCATTCATTTGCGAGGCTTGCAACTGCGGGGACTTTTCACACACCCAACTCACAAATCTTGATGAGAATCATTATTCCAAGTTGGATTACCCGCGTGTTCATTGTCCCAAGAATATGCCAGGGTTCAGCAATTACATTCCTTTGACAATATCAGAGAATAATATGAGAAAGAAGTTGATTGAGGACACATTTGGTGTAGATTACCTATCTCAACTCTTAGTAGAGAAGAAGGAGACAGAGAAGTGAGCAAGAACTGGAAAGATGTTGGTGGATCAGACCCCTTCGATAAGGGACATTCATCTTCTCGCGGTAGAAAGCATGAGCGACGAGGACACCGACATGAAAGCAAACATCACTTGAGAGATCTCAAGGATATGGTGAATGGTGGCGAAGAAATTGACGAAGACCTCATGGATGACCTTGAGGAGGAGGACTAAATTATGAAGATCAGCAAGAAGACATTTGACATCCTTAAAAACTTTTCTGGCATTCGTTCATCAATCTATGTTGACAAGGGTAGCGTGATTCGCACCGTGTCTACAGCAAAGAACATCATGGCAGAAGCCAAGGTGGATGAAAACTTCCCCAAGCCATTCGCGATTTTCGATCTTGGAAAGTTCATTGCCACCACAAGTCTGTTTTCGGAAGCAGACTACAACTTCGATGACAAGTGTGTGGTTGTCAACTCACAGAAGGGTGGAGAGATCCAATACTTCTATGCAGATGAGAAGTTGATTGAGAAGGCAACCCGTACTATCAAGATGCCAGAACTCAGTGCTGAGTTTGAACTATCGTCTAATCAAATTGCAGAGGTTCAGAAGGCTGCTTCTGTACTGCAACTTGATACCCTCTGCATCAAGCCAAATGCTGCTAGTGGTATTGAGATTGTTGCATTTGATAGGAAGATTGGACTCAATAGCGCGTCGAACACATACAAGGTTCCTATCAAAGCCAAGTCTGTGAATACAAGTGGTTCTGTATACATCGACATTGAACTGCTCAAGATGCTCACCGATGATTATGTGGTTGAGATCGGCGGTAGTGCTGTAGCCAAGTTTACTGGCACAAAAAATGGCGTTACCTATTGGATTGCTCTTCGCCCCGAAACCAAGTGAATGGAGTGAATAATGCTCGCTACAGACGAATATCTGTGGTCGGAGAAGTATCGTCCCACCCGAATCGCAGATTGTGTTCTTCCGCAAGACATTCTCAAGACATTTGAAGAAACGATAGATCGTGGTCAGATTCAAAATATGCTACTCGCTGGTGGTCCTGGCGTTGGAAAGACCACAGTTGCAAAGGCTCTGTGTGATGAACTTGGGTGCGATTGGATTTTGATCAACTGCTCCGAAGATGGAAACATTGACACCCTGCGGACTAGGATTCGGGATTTTGCAAGTTCTGTTTCCTTTAGTGGTGGTGCCAAGGTAGTCATCCTAGACGAGTTCGACTATTCCAATCCACAATCCATGCAGCCAGCACTTCGTGGCTTCATGGAGGAGTTCTCAAAGAACTGTCGGTTTATTCTGACTTGCAACTACAAGAATAGAATCATTCAGCCTCTTCATTCCCGATGCACAATCATCGACTTCCGCATTCCTTCGACCGAAAAGCCGAAGATGGCAAAGCAGATGATGAAGAGGGTGTGTGCTATTCTTGATTCGGAGGAGATTCAGTATGATCAGAAAGTCATTGCTGAATTGGTCATGAGGCGTTTTCCCGACTTCCGAAGACTCATCAATGATCTTCAGAAGTATGCCCTTGGTGGGAAGATCGATGTGGGTATCCTTGGTACGACTGCCACAGACAAGATTAATGATCTTGTCGGTTATATGAAGAAGAAGGAGTTTGGATCCATTCGAAAGTGGGTTGCCAGTAACATTGACAACGACCATGTCGGATTGTTCCGCAGCATCTATGATTCCATCTATGAAATCCTTGAGCCTCAGTCTATTCCTCATGCTATCCTCACCCTTGCCGATTATCAGTACAAGTCTGCATTCGTGGCAGACCAAGAGATCAACACCATGGCTTGCCTTAGCGAACTGATGGTTTCGTGCGAGTTCAAGAAATGAATGATTCACCATTTGACTTTCTAAACAGTATCAATCTCACCAAGAAGAATCTTATTCGTGAGGAAGGTAGAGGGGCATCTGAGTATGCCCCCTATCTCATGAATAGAGGTCTTTCGCAATTTCCCGATACCATAATGCACTCAAATGAGATGAATATGCGTGGTCATCTCGACAAGCAGATGCAGTATGAGTTCTTGCTCCATAGCATTAGACCGCGTAAGCGGGTTGGGAAATGGGCAAAGAAGGAAGATGCCGAGGTCACACAGAAGATCGTGGACATCTTCGGGTGTTCTGTGCGTAAGGCAGAGGAGATAAAGACAACCTTGGACAAGAAGACCATTGCCAAGATTGTCAAGCGTGAATCTGAGATGCGTGGAGGAGTTTGAAATGCTAAATATTGAAGATATTCGCAAATGTTTGATTGATTGGCGAGGTCGATATGGAAAAAAGGACATTAAGCCTCAAGGCAGAGGATTTGCTTGAGGTGACATTGAAAGCAGACGACGACTTTCTTAAGGTGCGGGAAACTCTTACGAGAATAGGAGTTTCCTCCAAGAAAGAAAACAAGTTGTATCAGAGTTGCCATATACTACACAAACGTGGCAAGTTCTACATAGTACATTTTAAGGAACTGTTTGCACTTGATGGTTTGCCTACAGACATTGATGATACAGACATCGGTCGCAGGAACACAATCGCAAACCTCCTTGAGGAATGGGGTCTTGTTGACATAGTTGACAAGAAGAAGGCAGGAGATCCAATTGTTTCTCTTGCTCAGATGAAAATAATCCCGCATAAAGATAAACAGAACTGGGAACTCGTACCTAAATACCATATAGGTAAGAAGAAGAACTGAACATCAAGGAGTCTTTATTATGAAGCCCACGCTTACGCTGTGCATGATTGTGAAAAACGAGTCGCATATCATACTTGAGTGCCTCAACTCAGTATACAAGTACATTGACTATTGGGTCATCTGCGACACAGGTTCTACCGACAATACCAAGGAGATCATCACCAACTTCTTCAAGGAGAAGGGTATTCCTGGTGAGATCCATGACCACGAATGGAAGGACTTTGGTCATAATAGAACACTTGCGTTCAAGGCTGCTGAAGGAAAAGCAGACTACGCATGGGTAATCGATGCAGACGATTACCTTGAGGGTGAACTAGTTCTTCCGCCCACCACAGAGATTGATAGTTATGCTCTTCGCATCAAGCGTGGATCGTTCTTCTGGTGGCGCAATCAAGTATTCAAGTTGGATTCCAAGTGGGAATACAAGGGCGTTCTGCACGAATATGCGGCTTGCGAAAAGCAGAATGCGAAGATCATCAAGTTGGAAGGTAACTACAACATCTGCGCTCGTACCATGGGTGGAGCGAGAAATGTCGGTATCACTCCTGTTGAGAAGTACAGCAGAGATGCTGAGGTTCTTGAGAAGGCAATGCTTGAGGATCCAACCAATACCCGACACCAATTCTATCTTGCTCAATCTTACTTTGATTCGCAACAGTGGGAAAAGTCTGATGCGGCATACCGCAAGCGTGTGGAGTTAGGTGGTTGGGAAGAAGAAATCTTCTATTCTCTTTACCGCATTGCAATGATTGCGGCAATCACTAACAAGACATTTGGTGAAATCAAGGAGAAGTTCCTCATGGCATGGAACTATCGTCCTATTCGTGCAGAACCCCTCTACCAAATTGCAAAGATGTATCGCTTGGTAAATCAACCAAGACTTGCGTATCTCTATGCGTCTATGGCAAAGACAATGCCTTATCCTAAGTTTGATATTCTATTCATCGATGAGGATGTCTATCGTTGGCAATGCGATGATGAGATTGCTGCAACCGCTTTTTATCTTCACAAGTATGATGAAGGTATTGCTGCATGTGAAGCCTTGTTGAAGAATTCAACCTTCCCCGATACAGAGCGTCCTCGTATGGAAGCAAATCTTGCAAACTACAAGACAAAGATGCAAGAAATGGGTGGTGTTCTTCAAGCCATGCGAGATATGGAAGGACAAAAGCCAGTCGCAGTACCAAGCCCTACAGAAACTATGCTAAAGCAGCAAGAAGACGAAGTGGCAAAGCGCAAGCGGCTTGAGATGCTCCTTGACCGCAACAAGAACAAGAAAAAGTTCAAAGCCCGACGATAATCAAAGGAGATTTATATTATGCTGAAAGTGTTCAAAGTGAACCCCAATGCTATCGTTCCATCCTTTGCAACCGAACAATCTGCATGTTTTGATTTGACTGCCTGTCTCATGGGTGTTGAGAAGGTAAAGGCTTATACTCGTATGAATGAGCCTATTGAACTTTATTGCACAGATAAAGTTGAAATTCCAGCAGAGTTTCGTGTTCTTATCCCCACAGGATTAATATTCGATATCCCTGAAAATCATTCTGTTCGTGTTCATCCACGATCTGGTCTTTCTTTTAAGAATGGGCTTGTCACACAGAATGCAGAAGGTATAATCGATGCAGACTATGTGGAGGAATGCTTCGTCATGCTCAAGAACGATTCTCTTTCAAGAATCACGATTGAGCATGGAATGCGTATTGCTCAGGCAGAAATGGTTTGTAACCTTGACTACATTCTCGTTGAATGTGGTGAAAGACCTAGCAAGAAGACCTCAAGAGATGGTGGGTTTGGAAGCACAGGAGTTAAATAATGTACGGAGGTGATATGACACGCGAAGAACTGTTGAAGCACCACGAAGTTCTCTGCAAGCAAGCACGGGAACTCATGGACAAGAAGAACCGAGACTATGCTGGTAATGATGGCAAGGAGCCATTCGCAAACTTCACCCGAGTCGAAGCAATGGGTATCTGTTCCACGGAACAGGGTTTCATGGTTCGTCTCACAGACAAGATGAGTCGCTTGTCCTCCATTCTTGCATCGGGCAAGCAACATGTAAAGGATGAATCGTTTGAGGACACAATGGTTGATGTCATCAACTATATCGTTCTCCTCTCTGCATATCGTCAAGAGAAGAGACTCAAGGTACAATACGGAGACTCTCTGTTCAACTGCACTACAAGGGAACTCTCATGAATGGATTTCGTCCCGTTGGAAAGTTTGTTGCTCTGAAGGCAGAGTTTGGTGGTCAGAAGACCACTGAGGCTGGCATCATCTACACAGAGAAGGTGAACTCGCGGTTGGTTTGGTCAAGAGTTGTTGCTGTTGGTGATGGTGTCACCGAAGACATAAAGGTCGGTGACAAGGCTCTTTGGGATATCACCAAAGTCAGAGGAAATCACTTCAAGGAGTTCGACCTCATTCATCAGGAACACATCTACATGGTGGAGCGCGAATAAATGGCATTCGGATATTCATACTACCTAGACATGTACAACTGCAAGGATGGTGTTGCAGATGACATGGAACTTACATACAGATTTTTAGAACGAGTGGTTGATAAGATCGGTATGACCCGAATGAGCCAACCAATCGTCATTCATGGACCAACTCACCTTGGCAGGGAACTCTATCCAGCAAAGGCTGGTGTAAGTGGGTGGGTTCCTCTGATTGAAAGTGGTATTCAAATCCACTCAATCGAACCCACCCACTTCATCACGCTGGATGTCTACTCCTGCAACAACTTTGATACGAAGATCATTCTCGACTATGCACGGGAATGCTTTGGTTTCACATCTTTTGAGGAAAACTATTTCGTTCGTGGCAAAGGCTACTGAATATGAACTACAAGATCATACAAGGTGATTGTCGTGAAGCACTCAAGCAAATTGATGCAGATTCTGTTCATACTTGCGTTACCTCACCTCCGTACTTCGGACTTCGTGACTACGGAGGTGGTGAGGGAGAGATTGGATCGGAGCAGGAAGTCAACGAGTATGTTCAAGCACTCGTTGATGTATTCCGTGAAGTTCGCCGCTGTTTGCGTCCTGATGGCACTCTATGGTTGAATCTTGGTGATTCATACATGGCACAGAAGAATGTCGCTCCTCCACCACAATCAATTGGTGGGCAGAGGGATATGCCTACATTCATTCCTGGAAATCGCAGGGAGCAGAAGGGTCTGAAACACAAGGATCTCATCGGCATCCCTTGGAGAGTTGCATTTGCCCTGCAAGCGGATGGCTGGTGGCTGCGTCAAGACATCATTTGGTCAAAGCCAAATCCGATGCCTGAGTCCGTCACAGATCGCTGCACTAAGTCGCATGAGTATATCTTTCTTCTTTCCAAGAAGTCTCATTACTACTATGACCATGAGGCGATCAAGGAGCCTTTAGCAGAGGCTTCTTTTGGTAGGGCTGAACGAAAGAAGAAACTCATTGAGCGAACAGGTCTTGGTACTTTGGGTAAGCAAATTGAGGATGGGGTTGATCCAAAGCATGGATATGCTGGTTTGGCGATGGCTAGGAATGGAAAGACTGGCTATTCTGATGATGGTTTGAAAAACAAGCGTTCCGTTTGGACGGTAAACACCAAGGGATACAAGGGAGCGCACTTCGCGGTCTATCCAAAGAATCTTATTCTTCCTTGCATTCTTGCAGGGTGTCCTGAAGGTGGCACGGTGCTAGATCCATTTACAGGATCGGGAACAACCGCTGTTGTGGCTCTTGAAAACAAAAGAAACTTTGTGGGAACTGAACTGAATCCCGAATACATTCAGTTGGCAGAGAACAGAATCAAAGAAGAGATCCCATCAACTCTTGCATCTCTGATGCAATGAGATATACTTACCTCTATGAAGAAGTTCTACACGAATGTTGCCATTCGCGGCAATCGCATTCTGCATCGCGGCTATGAGAATGGGATTCCCTTTGCCGAGGAGCAGACTTTCCAACCCACCCTCTTTGTCACGGGCAAGAAAGGATCGGCATGGCACACGCTTGATGGCAAGAGTGTTGAACCTATAGTATTCGATGACATCGACTCAGCGCGGGAGTTTGTTGAGAAATACAGAGATGTCCATGCATATCCCATCTACGGGAACACAGACTATCTCTATCAATTCATCGGTGATGAATACAAGTCCGAGATCAACTATGATATGAAGTTGATGCGGATTGCCTACCTCGACATTGAAACTGAGTCGGAGGAAGGCTTTCCCAATATCGATACTGCAAACGAGCGCATCAATGTCATCACGCTGATCGTTGGCGAGAAGAAGTACACCTACGCATTGGGGAATGTCGATCTTACGAAGATGCCGACAGATTTCCATGTGAATGTGTATGACAACGAAGAGCAGATGCTTGGTGACTTCATGCTCACATGGCAGACTCTTGGAATTGACATCATCACAGGATGGAATGTTCAGTTCTTCGACATTCCGTATCTTGTGAACAGAATGACTCGTCTGTTTGGTGAGAAGTTTGCCAAGAAGTTCTCTCCTTGGGGCAAACTCAAGGAGCGCAAAGTTGAGATCATGGGTAAGGAAAGTATTTCTTATGAGATCGTGGGCATCAACACGCTCGACTACTTTGATCTCTACAAGAAGTTCACCTATGTGACGCGAGAGTCCTACAAGTTGGGTCACATCACCTCTGTTGAACTTGGAGAGACGAAGGTTGCGTATGTAGAGTACGACAACTTCTCTGATTTCTACAAGAACGATTTCACCAAGTTCGTCCAATACAACATTCAAGATACCATTCTTGTTCAGAAACTTGAGGCAAAACTCAGGCTTCTTGAACTTGCAGTCTCGTTGGCTTACTCTGCAAAGGTGAATCTTAATGATGTTTTCTCACAGGTCAGAACGTGGGAGCAGATCATTTATCACCATTTGCATGGCAAGAACATAGTCATTCCCCCGAAGAAGAAAGGAAAGAAAGATGCGTCATTTGAAGGTGCGTATGTCAAAGATCCGCAAGTTGGACAGCATAAATGGGTTGTCTCGTTCGACCTCGACTCACTATATCCCCACCTCATCATGCAGTACAACTTATCTCCCGAGACTAAGACGGCAGACGGGATTCGAAGGATGGTTACGCCCGATTCCTTCATCAAGGGTTCGCCTCTTGCCATATCAGAGCGAGAGAAAGCCGTACGCAGAGGAGTCTGTCTTGCTGCCAATGGTACGACTTATCGAAGGGATGTTCGGGGATTTCTTCCTGAACTCATGGGGAGAATGTACGAGGAGCGGAAGAACTATAAAAATCTCATGCTCGACGCAAAGGCTTCTCTCAAACGACTTCCTGTGGATGCGTCTGAGGAATGCAGAGAGAGTTTACGACTCTCCATATCGAAGTACCACAACTTCCAACTCGTTCGCAAGATCCAACTCAATTCCGCCTTC